AGTTTTAGGCTTTTTGCCGTTGATTTCAGCGTATGTGTTAAAAACGTTTCTCCAGAAATCAATTTCCTCATCGGTAGTTTTTTCAGTTTCAAGACCACTGCACCACCAATCTGGAAAGCCTTGAAGTCTTGCACATTCTGTCGGCGTTAATCTTCGTACTATGTAAAGGGGTTCTTCACTTACAGTCGGCGGATCTTTGAAATCTGATGCAACAAGAGTATTCGCTATGTTTTTCTCTGCAATTGTGTGATATGAGTTTTTACTGGTTGAATACACTGAGTGTGCAACAGCACCCGGACCTCTTGCAACCATTGTGGGCTGTAGTTCGGATTCAACCACGAAATTATACTTTGCGTTTACACCTTGATTGAAAGCTGACCTGTCGATACCGTAAGATACAGCATGTCTGTCCGTGGCATTGAGCGTAAAACTGACATCTTCGTTTACACCGTTTCCCTGTGGTCCATTTTCGTCTTTTCTGCCAATCATTGAACCTTGAATACTTACTACTGCGACTCCGCCTTGATTTGAATCGGGCGAGTTTCCGCCTGTATCAATCGTTCTAGCTGTTGTTGTAGGATAGCAATTATGTCTTGCATTTTTTGTCCCTTCAGAAGTGAATCTGACATCAAAACATTTTGAACTTTCAATTACGAAAGGTTGGTTGTTTCCGCCTGTGCCATATGTAGAAAGAACGGTGGGTGCTTTTTCAATTGGCCCTGTATATCGTGTGTCTTGACTATGATTTTCAAACATCACTGCTCCGGGTACTGTGCCGGCACGAAGTGTAGGGGAGATTTCCTTTTCATAGCCTATACTTCGACTTTTAGCTGAATGTTCTGTGCAGAAACCGGCTGAATCAATAACGCAAGGCGGGTGATGTGCCTCAGCACGAAGTGTGCAAGTCACATCTTCGGTAATATCCATTCTGTTACCGCCTTGGTTATTCAAAACTACTCCGTTTCTGCCTGTAGACATTCCGCAGTTTGCACCGATTGTAGAAGATACATTGCCCGTCAGTTTTGCATTGTATCCGTCAAAGCCTGTTGCTCCAATGCAATTCTTAACATCTGTGGTAGCTGTTTTCCTCTGGCTGACGCTCTGCGTAAGATTCCCAGACAAGCTTTCTGACTCAAATAGTATTTTGTCGGCACATTCGCCTGCAAAATCTGCGACAAGGTAGATTCTCTTTCTTCGTTGGGGCACTCCCCAGTATTGAGCATCAAGGACTCTCCAACAAACGGAAAACGCATCTCCCATGATTTCCCCTGAGTTAGTCCATTTTCCACTTTTAGGTTTAGAAACAGATAGTCTTTCATCTTTGATTTTGCAGATTTCTTCGAGGACTGTCTTAAAGTCCTCACCTTTGTTTGACGAGAATGCTCCAGGGACATTTTCCCACACAATGAATCTGGGATATTTTCCATTTGTTTTACACCTCATTTCCTTGATTATTCGTATAGCCTCGTAAAAAAGGTTGCTTCTTGTACCGCATAATCCTTCTCGTTTACCCGCAATGCTCATATCCTGACAGGGACTTCCGAAGGTGATGATGTCAACAGGGGAGAGAGTTGCTCCGCTTAATTTTGATACATCACCAAAATGTTTCATTTCAGGTATTCGCTTGGTTGTTACACGAACAGGAAAAGG